GTGGATGATGACGGGTACACCTGCCTCGCAGTCGCCTGCTGATGCGTTTGGTCTAGCCAAGCTCGTGAACCCGGACGGTGTGCCGATGTTCTTCACTGGCTGGCGTGATGCGGTGATGAACAAGATAACCATGTACAAGTGGGCACCACGACCTGATGCCAAGGACAAGGTGTTCAACGCACTGCAACCAGCGATCCGCTACTCCAAGGACCAATGCCTGGACCTGCCGCCTGTGATGACGCTCACTCGTGAGGTGCCGCTGACTCCGCAGCAGACCAAGTACTACAACCTCTTGAAAGAACAGATGCTGGTGCAAGCCGCAGGGGAGACCATCACAGCGGTCAATGCCGCTGCTAGCTTGTCCAAGCTCTTGCAGATCAGCTGTGGAGCCGCATACACCGACGCCAAGGAGGTGGTGGAGTTCGACTCAGCACCGCGCCTGGGTGTGCTGGAGGAGATACTTGAAGAGACGCAACGCAAGGTCATCATCTTCGCGTTGTTCCGCTCAACCATCGACACTATCCAGGCGCACCTGTCATCCAAGGGTATTGCAAACGAATGTATTCACGGCGGTGTGACAGCGAACAAACGCGCTGACATCATCCACCGATTCCAGACCGACGCCGAGCCCCGGGTCCTGGTGATGCAACCGCAAGCTACCGCCCACGGGATTACCCTAACTGCTGCCGACACGGTGGTGTTCTACGGCCCATTGATGAGCGTTGAGCAATACATCCAGGCTATCGCTCGTGCGGATCGCAAGGGACAGAGTAGCGATAAAGTTACAGTTATCCATATTCAGGGCTCGCCAGTTGAGAAGAAAATGTTCAAGGCCCTGAGCGCCAAGGTCAGCGACAACACGCTGTTGACCGAGATGTTTGCACTTGAAATAAATTCTTGAAAGGGGGTTGCACGCAATTTGAAATCAGGTAAACTGTCAAACGCTAGACAAACAACATAGGAGAAAGTAAGTGACTGAAGACATTGAAGAAGCACCGGCGGTGGAAGCAATCCCGCTCGACAAGCTGGTCGCTATCCACGCTAAGATCAAGGCCCGGCAGGAGCTGCTCGACAAGCAACTCGCTGATCTAGAAGAGCAGCGGGAAGAGATCCGCATGGCCATCAAGGACCAGATGAAAGCCCTTGGGCTGACATCGGTAAAGACCTCCTTCGGTACTGTGTCGTTGACCAAGACGACGCGCTACAACACCCAGGACTGGGACTCGTTCAAAGCATTCGTGCTTGAGCATCAAGTCGTTGACCTGTTGGAGAAGCGCATCGCCCAAACCAACATGGCGCAGTTTCTGGAGGAGAACCCCGGCGTTGTACCGCCGGGACTGAACTCGGTCACCGGGTTCGACATTCGTGTAACCAAAGCAAGAAAGTAAATCAACCATGAGCAACGTAACGCTTTTTTCGTCATCCAATGTTCCCGCTTTCGCTCGCAACAACGAGCTGTCTGATACCGCCAAGGCCCTGACGGGTGGCGGCTCTGGTGTCAGCACCAAGCGCATCTCCATCAAAGGCGGCGTGTTCCGTCTGGTAGCTGGCGGCAAGGAAGTCGCTTCTATCGACGACCGCCATCTGGACGTTGTCATCGTCCGTGCTGCCCCCAAGGTCAGCCGCATCTTCTACGCCGGGTCATATGATGCCGACAAGATTGTGCGCCCTGACTGCTGGAGCAACGACGGTGAGAAGCCCGACCCTTCGATCAAAGACCCGCAGCACCGCACGTGCATGGGTTGCCCTCAGAACGAGGCCGGATCGGGTATGGGTAACAGCCGTGCCTGCCGCTTCCAACAGCGTCTGGCCGTTGTGCTGGCCAACAACATGGACGGTGATGTGCTCCAGCTCACGCTGCCTGCAACGAGTGTGTTCGGGAAAGAGGACGGCGACAAGCGCCCCCTGCAAGCGTTTGCCAGATTCCTGGCCGCGCAGAACCCGCCGGTTAACCCCGAGCAGATCGTCACCCGCATGAAGTTCGACACCAAGGCCGAGAGCCCCAAGTTGTTCTTCGCACCTGTGCGTTGGTTGACTGACGACGAGTACCCCACGGTGGTCAGCCAGGGTGACTCGGAAGACGCCAAGAAAGCTATCGTCATGACGGTGGCCCAGGCTGATGGCGTGAAGGCTGCACCCGCCCTGGCTATCCCGGGTAAGTCGCCGGTGGCCAAGGCCCCGGTGGTCGAGGACGAGGAGGAAGCACCCGCCCCCAAGGCGGCGAAGGCCCCCAAGACCGCGCCCGCAGCCGATGCTGACGACGAGCCGGAAGTGCGCAAGGAAGCTGTCAAGGCTACCGCTGTGCCCGCCAAGAAGAGCAAGCTGGCAGACATCGTGTCTGACTGGGACGACGAGTAAGGAGAATCGGGGAGTAGCAGGAGCGGTCGCTATGCGTGTGTCGGGCTTATTCATTGCTCGTTAGGTTTCCCACACACATACACACGAGGCGTTTCCTCTGCTTAGTTGTTTGGCACGCTACTCCCCGCCCAACACCACCATGCCCTACTCACAAGACATCATCGACAAGATCGGTGAAACGCCAAAGTCACTCGGCAACCAACTCGGTCGCTGGGCGATTTACCACGACTTCTCGGTCGTGCGCATAGCAAAGGCTCTGGGGGTTACCCGCCAGACCGTGTACAACTGGTTCTTGGGCAAAGACATTTTCCCGGCGTATCGTGACCGCGCCGAGTGGATGCTCAAGATTCTTCAATCATCACATAACGCAGAAGACGCCTGGAGAAAAGTATGCAAGGACCTCAACCTCGAACCCTGACAAACGGAGAGTTGATCAGCGTCTGTGCTGATCGGCTCGCCGCCAACTCCACCCTGGACTACGCACACGCCATCGAGCTGCTGCGCCGCCTCAACTACTACACCCAAGGTAAAGAAAACCAAACCGCTAACGTCTTTGACGACCGCCAGCTCGAACTGCCTCTGTAACCCATTCCCGAAGGACCCCCATGACCCCGCTCGAAATGCTAGCGGCGGTTTTGCCGTCGCCGGGTAATGGCTATTACTGCGCGGTAGAACTGACAAGAAAAAAAGAACACGTCTACAAGGAGACGCTGGAGGAACTGCAACCTACGATTGACAAGTGGAAGAAGGACGGGCTGGATGTTTTCTTTGCCCTGGGCACCTTTGGTACCAGCGAAGACCGGACCAAGGACAACATGCACGCCAGCCAAGTGCTGGCCGTGGACATAGACTGCAACCACCCCAAAGACCTGCCGTCCGTGGTGGACGAGGAAAGCGGGGAGCTGGTCGTCAAGCGCAAGGCCTACGCCAGCGCCAAGGTTGCGGCGCAGACGTTGCAGAAGTTCTGTGAGGACACGGGGCTATCAGCCCTGGGCGACCCCTGGCTCGTGCATTCAGGCGGCGGGCTACACGCATACTGGCCGCTGGATCAGATGCTGTTCAGGGAGGAGTGGTATCCCCTGGCTAGGCGCTTCAAGGAGCTGTGCGTCAAGTACGACCTGGACATCGACATGGCCATCACCAGCGATGCGTCACGGGTTCTGCGTGTGCCAGACACGGTCAACACCGGGGTCAAGAACGGCAAGAAGGTGCGGGAGGAGACCCCGGTACGCTTCCTCTCCGAGGGCGACCGCTTCCAGGTAGCCGACATCGAGGCCGTCCTGGTGGCCAATGGCATAGGTAAAGATTTTGTAAAGAAGCCCGCCCCCACGGCCCTGGCCCTGCCGGGGCAGCGACCAACCAGTGTCAACTCTTCTGCCGCCGTCAAGTTGTTTGAGAACAGCGTGACCAAGTTCAAAAAGATCGTGCTCAAAACGCGTGACGGAACCGGCTGCGGCCAGCTTGCGCACTACATCGAGAACGCATCTGATGACGGCATGGAGCCGCTGTGGCGTGGCGTACTGAGCTGGGCCAAGGTCTGCGAGGAGGCCGACAAGGCAACGATCTGGTTGAGCGAGATGCACCCCTACGACCGCGAGCGCATGCACAAGAAGCTCGACGAGATCAAGGGCCCGTACTCGTGCAACGCCATGGACGACATCAACCCTGGCATCTGCCGCAAGTGCCCGCACTGGGGC